TTCAAGGGGCGCAGCAGGAGGTCACGTATTGGCGGAAGAACTGGTTGACACTCCCCGCAAGCGAGGAAGGCTGACGTGACAGCAACCTACATCAATGACCCTCAGAACAGGCCGATCGACACGGTGAGGTTCGAAGTCGACGACCGTGACACCGACAACGCCGCGTTGTCGGACGAGGAAATCCAATACCTGATCGACTCGAACAATCACATCCTGTTGGCGGCTGCGGCGGCTGCGGACGCGATCGGCGCGAAGTATGCGTCAGAGGTCGAATCGAAACAGGTCGGTGATCTCCGCATCGCCTATGGCGCGGGCGGTGTCGCGTCGTCGTATGGGACGCTGGCGAAGATGCTCCGGTTGCGTGCCGCCAGGAAAGCCGGCGCGAGCCTCTACGCGGGCGGGTTGTCGAAGTCGGAGAAGACCGCCGTCGCCCTGGATACGGATAGGGTCCAGTCCGAGTTTGAGGTTGGTATGGACGACGCAAGAGACTACTGATGGCATACACCGACCCACTCTCCGCGATGTTCACCACGTCGGTGAGTCACGCTTCGTGGTCGGGCATGTCCACCGACGGGTACGCCAACCCCACCTACTCAACCGACACAACCACCTACAACGCGAGGATCGTGACGGAACAGCGCCTGGTCCGCACGTTCGACGGGATCGAAGAACTCGCCACGACGACCGTCTGGGTCTTGTCCACCAGCACGTTCTCAGCGTTGGATCAGTTCACGCTACCCGGCAACCAAACCCCCTCACTCCTGTCCGTCGAAACGTATCGGGATGAGGACGGCGTCACCCACTCCAAACTCGGGTTCGGATCGTGAACCACCAAGAAGCCGCAGTCGTCGCCGCATGGGACCAGTTCATCGCCCTCATACGGGACGACGCGGAACGGTGCAAAGCGATCCACGACCAGTACATTCGTGCCGGCTTCTCACCCGATCACGCTATGGAACTCACACACCGTCGCCTGGACGCCGCAGAGGGCTGGTGTCACGAAGATGATTGACGTCCGCTGCGACGGCTACAGGAAGACCGGGCCACAAAAGGGTTTGGTGTGCCGCTACCTGTTGTGCCGAATATCTCAGTGGACGGTGGGGGAGATCGAAACGAAATGCCCCCGCTGCAACAAACTCCGGTCGTGGGTGTTCACCGACCGGCTCGTCGGGGCGTCAACATGAGCCGCGTCGTGTGGGAAGGCGTCGACGAGTTCGGCCAATGGCTACACGACACGCCCGGTATCGTCGTGAAGGATGTGGAGGCGGCGTTGAAGCAGGAAGGGTCGAACATTATGGGCGTGTCGAAGCGGCGCACCCCCGTCGACGTCGGGAACCTGCGCGCCTCCGGGCACGTGAAACTCCCCGAAACAAAGCAAGGCAAGACCAGCGTGACGTTGGCGTACGGCACGGACTACGCCGTCTATGTGCATGAGATTCTCACGAACCAGCATCCGGTCGGGCAAGCCAAGTTCTTGGAGTCGGCGGTCAAGGAGGGCATGGACGGCATGGTCGGCCGCATCAAGGACCGCGTCCTGGACCGCATCGGGAGGCGCACATGATCCTCGATGACGTCGCCCAGTACCTGTCGACCAACATCACGGCGTTGACGTTGGGCACGAATCTGACGAAGGGATACATGCCCGACAGTCCCGATACGTGTACCACGGTGTTTGAGACGGGCGGCTACCGGCCCACCCACTACTTCACGACCGGGACCCAGACGAGGGCATATGAGAATCCGGGGATCATGGTTCACGCCCGATCCACCGACCAAGTCACCGCGCGGGGGTTGGCCGAGTCGGTGTTCACCAAACTCGACGGCATCACCAACCGTGCCCTACCGACAACGACGGGGACGCATCATTACGTTTCGATCGACGCAGTACAGTCCCCGTTCCTAGTCGGCCGGGACAAGAATGACAGGTTCGTGTTCTCCGTGAACTTCGACGTCACGAAGACCACCGGATGAGAGATAATGACAACAGACCATAGGAGGTCATCATGGCGGCAGTAACAGGCAAGTCGGGCACGATCCTCTTCGACGGAGGCTCGGTCGCGACCATCAAATCGTGGTCGATGGATATTCAGACGGACATGCACGACGTCACGACCCTGTCCACGGGGACGGTCCAGTGGCGCGAGTTCGTCGGCGGCATCTCCGGCTGGACCGGGTCCGCTGAGGGGACGTTCAACTCGGCGTCAACGGGCCAGGACAACATGATTACGAAGACGATGTCGGCGTCGACGGCTGCGATCGTGTTGGAGATGGACAAGGACGCCGGCGGGAAGTTCACCGGCGGTTGCCTGTGCGAATCCATGTCCGTCAACGTCGATATCGATTCGCAGGTCGGGTTGACGTGGTCGTTGCAGGGCAACGGGTCACTCGCCTACTCGACGAGTACCTGACATGGCGGCCGTGACGGGCAAGGGCGCGAAAGTCAAGGTGACGTCCGCGACGTATTCCACCGCCGCGGCCGAAGCTTTCACGTCCATCTCCCCAACCACCGACCGCACCGAGTTCCGTATCACCGACGGGACGAAACGACACTGGGCGCGGATCACGTCGACGGGCGGGCCGCTCCCGCCGTTGATGCTCGTCAACTCGACGGCCCACGTCGGCGACTTCGACGTCAACTATGTGCAAGGCAAGGTCACGTTCGATCCGGCGTTGACGACCGCGGACGTCGTAACCGGCACCGTCTACTGGCACACCGCCAGTTTCCTACCGTGGACCAGGTCGTTCACGATGGACGTCAACACCGACATGCTCGACGTCACCGCGTTCTCCACCACCACCGGCGTCGTCCAATGGCGCAGCTTTGTGGGTGGACTGTCCGGTGCGACCATCGACTTGGGCCGGATCGTGGACACGCCGACGACGTCGACTCCGATGTGGTTCGACCGGCTCAACACCGACCAGGACATCCTCGTCGAACTGCACATGGCGTCGACGTACAAGTTCGAGGGCTGGGCGCGGGTCGAGGGCGACAGTTGGGGTGCGTCCGTCGACGCGTTACAAACCGAAGACATCACACTCACGGTCGACGGACCGTTGTACTACGCGACCACCGAATAGGAGAAGGAAGCATGAGTCTCAGAGACACGATCCTCGACAAAGACGATCTTGGTGAAACGATCGTTCACGTCCCCGAATGGGACGTCGACATTCTCGTCAGGGGCATGGACGGGGTTCAACGCACCAAGGTGCAGAAGATCGCGACGTCCGGTGACGTGTATGCGAACGCCGACATAATGATCCTCGTCGCGTTGGACCCGGAAACGGGGAAGCCGATTTTTGACCGGGCCGACCGTGAAGCCCTCTCCGCGAAGTCCGGCGCCGCGGTTGAGCATGTCGTCCTGGAGGCGATCCGTATGTCTGGTGCGACGATCGACGAAGCGAAGGCGGAGGTTGAAGCGGACCCTACCTGAGGTGGACTTTGGAGAAAAGCGAACAGATGGGGATGACGTTGACCGGGTTCCTAGCGAACGTGACAGGCCGCGAGTTGATGCAGCGCATGGCGTTGGATCATCTCCGTGCCAAGGAACGCGAAGCCGCGGCACGGAAGGCTAGACACTAAATGGCTGGCACCAACGTCGCGACCCTCACCGCGAAACTGACGGCGGACACGACGGGGTTGAAAGCCGGCCTGTCGTCTGCGGAACGCGAAGTCCAGGGCTTCGGCGGCCGCACGTCGAAGATGTTGGGGAAGATCGGGCCGATGGTCGCCGTCGGTGCGGCGGCGGGCGCTGCCGCGATCGGCGCGATGGCCGTCAAGGGTGTCGCGGCGTTCGCCGATTTCGAGCAGGGCATGAACGAAGTCTTCACGCTCCTCCCCGACATCACTGGGCAGGCGATGGGGGAGATGGAAGACCAGGTCAAAGACCTGTCCACCGAGTTCGGCGTCCTACCCGACAAAGTCATCCCGTCGTTGTATCAAGCTATTTCGGCGGGGGTGCCGAAAGACAACGTCTTCGAGTTCATGGAAACCGCCACCAAAGCCAGCATTGGTGGCGCCACCGAGTTGGAGACTGCGGTTGACGGACTAACTTCCGTCATCAACGCCTACGGCGCGGAGAACATTGACGCTGCGGAAGCGTCCGATCTGATGTTCACCGCTGTGCGTTTGGGTAAGACGACGATGGATGAACTGTCCCGGAGTTTGTTCCAAGTCAACCCTGTTGCGGCGGCGATGGGTGTCGAGTTTGGGGACATCACCGCCGCGCTCGCCGCGATGACGGCACAAGGCACCCCCACCCGTGTCGCGACGACACAGTTGAGGCAGGCTTTGGTTGAGTTGGGTAAGGAAGGCACCGTCGCGTTCGACGCTTTCAAAGAGGCGACGGGGAAGACGTTCCCCGACTTCATAGCTTCCGGCGGGACTGTCGAGGACGCGTTTATCGCGATGAAGGCGAAGGCCGACGAGATGGGTGTCGGCGTCGGCGACCTGTTCGGATCGGTCGAAGCCGGCATGGGTGTCATCTCGTTGACGTCCGAGTCGGGTGCTGCGGCGTTCGCGACGAACATGCAAGCCATGACGGACTCTGCCGGGGCGACCGAGACGGCGTTCGGCCAGATGGATCAGGGACTGTCACGGTCGTTCGACCGGATCAAGGCACAGATCGGTGTCGCGTTCATCGACATCGGCGAAGCCTTAGCGCCGTTCGTTGAGGAGATGGCTGTCTGGTTGGAGAAGGAACTGCCGGACATGATCGAAGGCGTCGTCGAAGCGTTCGAAGCGATCGAACCGGTTCTCAAGGGACTCCTACCGCTTTTCAAAGACATCGTGTCCGGTGTCGCCGACATCGTGAAAGTAGCGAAACCGATCCTCGACGTCGCCGCCGACTTCCTCGCAAGCCGCGACGCGATGAACCGTTGGAACGATACCGCCTACGAATCTGGCGGGGCGTGGCAGATCATCGGCGCCGCGATCCAGAACCTCGTCACGAAGGGCGCCATCCAGGGTGTGACCGCGAACTGGGAGATGCTGCAAAGCCAGATGGACGGGACACGCAACGCGGGTTCGACCGCCGTCTCGACCCTGTCCGACGAGATGCTGGACTTGAAGCGCACCAGCGGCCAGGTGACGGGCACGGTTGGTCAGGACTGGGTGTCGACGAGCCACGAAATCACGGGCATGTTGTCCAACGTGGGCGACGAGTTGGGTGACTCTGCCGACGATTTCAAAGACTGGGAGAAGGAACTCGACCGGTCGATGGACGCGTCGACGAAACGGATGAACGAGGCGAACGCCGCCTTCAACTCGTCGCTTGGCGGCATCATCTCACTGTTTGAGGGCGCACCGGACCAGATCAAGATTTCGGTTGACGAGATGATCGCGAACCTGTTGGCGACGTCGCAGGCATCGTTCGAGTATCAGGCCGTGTGGCGCGGCCTGATCGACGACGGGTTGTATGCGCTGGCTGACGAGTTGCAGCGGCAAGGGCCGACAGCGACGCTGGCGTTCAAGACGCTGGCGTCGGATGCGGAGCAGGCGTTCGCCGTGAACTTCGATTTGACGCGTGCGTTGATGGCATCCATGTCTGGCCTGTCGGTGGAGGAGATCGGCCACGAAATCGGTGGCCTGCTGGCGCGGGCAACGGAGGCCGGCTACAACCCGAACCTGAACCTCCCATCCACGCCGACGTCGAAGCCGCGCAACGAGTTCCGGGCGTTGGGTGGCTCGGTGTCTGCCGGCACGCCGTATGTCGTCGGGGAGCAGGGACCGGAAATGTTTGTCCCGAACCAGTCCGGGACGATCGTCCCGAACGGCGAAACGGGCCGGACCGTGAACGTGTATGTGGAACGGGTCGAGTCGGATGATCTGGCGGGCGATATCGCGGAGGGTCTGATTAGGGCGTCGATCACCGAACAGGTCGATCTGATAGGAGTCTGGTAATGGCATGGCCGTATGTGTACAAGGCCGGTCCTGCCGGGTCAGAAGAAACGTTGACGACCTATTGCGTATCCGTCAGGATCGCGGCGGAGTGGGCGACCGGACGGCGCGGCATGAACCCTGTCGTCCAATATCGGCACGGCGAATACTCGTCACCCCGCAAGTATGTGCGCGCGTCGAATTTGATGTTGGAGACGGTGATCCGGTACACGTCGTCGGGTGGCACGGTCACCCATTCGGACGGCGCGGCGGGGCATTTCTACGAGAACCTGGGACATCTGAAACGTCTGTTCGGCGGCACCCAAAACTCGCTGGTCAGACTACAGAGGACGGCGCCGGATCAGGGCACCGTCCACTTGGACGTCGAACTGTTAGGCGAAGCGTTGCCGACCGGCGACAAACGCATCTTCAACTGGCCGCTGCACGCCCCGCATCCGTTTTGGATCGGCGCGTCGGACACCGGGAACACGCCCACCACGTTCACCGTTGCCGGCGACGCACCGATTGGTGATCTGGTTGCGACGTTCTCGACGGGCGCCACCGACGCCACCCTCACCCACACGGCGTCGGGGGCGTACATCAAAATCGCTGGCGTCATGCCCGCCGGCGGTGTCACCGTCGACGTGGGGGCCGGGACGTGTACGAAAGTCTCCGGCGGTGCGGACTATTCGGCGTATCTGGTCGTCAACAAGCCGTGGTGGATGGAGTTGGACCCTGGTGCGAATGCGGTGACGATCGCCGGCGGCGGCACCGTGTCGGTTGACTGGTACACGCAGTGGAGGTGAGGTTCGAAGCGTGGACCCGTCCCGAATCCGGCGGCTTCACCCGCCTATTCCCGCTCAAAGATGTCACTAGCTGGCAGTTGCAGATGGGCATGTTCGGCCACGGGTCGATCACGATACCCACCGACTCTCGGGTCGACGAAATCCTGTATGTCGACCCGCAAGATCACGCGAACGACAAAGCCTCCCTCATCCGCGCCTACGTCGGCGACACGCCCCTGTACGATTTCTATGCTGCGCGGGCGACGATCGACGTCGACGAAACCGGGTCAAGGCTGGCGACGATCACGGGTGGCGGACCCGGCACCGCCCTCGAGAGGGTCCGGGTGCGACAGTATGATTACGACGCCAACCCCTCCCTGATTCCTGATTGGATCTACGGGCCGTCGAACAGTCTGCTCCGCAACGCCGACTTCGAAACCGGATCACCGGACGAAGGGTTCGAAACCCTCGAATCCGGCGGCTGGACGGAACTCTCCGGGTCGGGGCCGGACGGCGTCACGTGGGCCGAGTTGGACTCGCAGCCCGTGCCGTCGAACGCGGAGGCCGCGACCGGGGCGTATTCGCTCCAAATCGGATTCGGCGCGGCACCGTCGGGTGTGTCGAAAACGATCGACGTCCAACCCGGCGCCCGCATCCAGGTCTCGTATGTGTTCAAAGAACCCACCGGGTCGGGCGACCGGTATCTCATGTTCGCCGCCAACCCCGACGGGTCGATCCCGACGATCTATGATGCGGACGGGTGGATATACAACGGCGCCGCGTTCGTCGAGTTGGACGCCGCAGCGAGGGGGGCGGGGGCGTCGGACGGGACGTGGCAAACCTTTGACATGGACATTCTCTGCGCCGACGACCAATTCACCCTCCAAATCGGGGTGCAGTGTGCCGGGTCGGGAAACAAACCGACCGGCTACCTGGACGACGGCGTCTACACGGGCGACGGTTTGGGCCTGGCGCCGTGGTTCGCGCATCGCGAAGTTGACTATGCGGTTATGGAGTTGGAGTCGACGATCGTGCATTCCGGCACCTATTCGTTGAAGTTCCAAACCACGTCGATGGCTGACGACGAGGCGAGGGACGGCCCGTCACAGTACGTGTTCTGTCAGGTCGGCGCCCAATACGACCTGTCGGCGTGGATCTATCAGGCGTCCGGGTTGACGCACTATTTCCGGGTCGGGATGAAACGCCGCGAATCCGGTTGGACCGCCGGTTTGGTTGACGTGGCGGTGCCGACGGCGACGTGGACGCGGGTCGGGTGCAACGGGGTAGCGGATCAGGAAGCGTACGAGTTCACGGTCAGGTGGGTGAACGCCACCGGCGGCCCCTCGGCGTCGCCGGTGTTCTATGTCGATGATTGTGCGATGGGGTTGGGGATGGAGGCGGCGACGATCGGCCAGATTTGGGGCGAACAGTTGACGGATGCGGCGACCGGGCACGCCCCGGATCGGACTGCTTTGGCGTGGTTGACGAAAGACTTCGACGACGCCGACGACTCAGCTGCTGCGGCGTGGGATCAGACCATATCGTTGACGGTCGCTAGGGGCCAGACGTTGCGGAGACTGTTCGAGTTCCACACCGGTGCGTTCGGCTACGAAGGCCGCATCATGCCCGACCCCGCCGACCCCACCGATTTGCTGTTCCAACTGTTCAACCCTGGGACGATGGGCACCGACTACACGACGACGGACGGGAACGTGATCTTGAAAACCGGTGTCGTCAGTGTGGGGCCGGTGTTGCGGCGGG